TATAAATGGGATGGGACCAAACTATAAAGGTGATAATATCTATGAATTTATATTCTCGGATACGACTGAAAATGTTTGGGGTGAAAATTGGGAATCAAAACCGGCAAATGGTTATCCATCACCTCCGGATGTTGAATATATTAAAAAAGTAGGAACACTAAAAAATGAAAAAATAACATTAGATCTGGTTCAAGGATCTGATGTTTTTTCTCTTTTGGACTCTATGGATGGTGTGATTGCAATGGGTTGGGAAAGAGAGTGTGATGAGGTTGATTTCTCAATAACAAAAAGGTTGGTATTCAAGTTTGGTGATACCGAACAAGACGTAAAAGATAAACTATACGAACGAGATATCGTTTTAGAATTTGAAAAAAAAATAGTATATGAAAACTAATAAATATGTAAAAATCCTTTTGGATAATGGTTTGGGTGTAAAAACGATATCTAAATTAAATGAATCACAAATGAGAGTGCTTGTTGAAAGATTTAAAAAACTTGAATCTAAAGAACAAGTGACACCAATAACACAACCAGCAAAAACCGGTTTTAAAATACAAGGATCTGGTAATTTACCTAAAACTGATAAAGGTTATTCCTTAAGTAAAAACCCTGACGGTTCTATGGATGCCTTCCCAATGACTGAAGATGATACATTAAATATTGTTAATGATCCTGCAGCAACTGAAGATGGAATGCCAACAACAGAAGGTGAAATGAATGAAAGATTTAAATCTTCAGCACAACAAAGATTTTTCTGGAATAAGTGTACAAAAAGTGGTAACAAAAAAAGTAAGTGGTGTAAGTGGGCCGATGAGTTCCAACAAGACACCAAAGACAAAAGCTTACCAAAAAAATTACACCCAGAAAAAAGTGTAAAAGTAAAAACTGAAGGTTATGAAAAATACCTTGAGGATAGTATTGTTGAGATGGTTGATAGATATATTAACCCCGCAATGACAAAATCCCAACTTATAAACACTTTAAATGAAAAAGTTAATAAGTCAGAATCTTTCATGTTGAAAAAGCCAAAAAGAAATTCTATGTTTTCACAAGACGAAGGAAAAGAAATGAAAACAATGAAAAGACCAATTGGTAAAATGTTCTCTTTGGGTGAAGACACAAAAGAAAAAGAAAGAACAAAAACAAGAGAAAAAGAAAAAGATAAGGATAGAAAAAATCCTTACGAACCAAAACATAAACCAGCTCCAAAAGCTAGAAAAGAGTTTAAGGAACAAGAAATCACACCTTCAAAACCAGGTACAAAAGAAAGAACAAAAGAAAAAGATCCAGGTAAGAAAAACCCTTTCCAACCAAAACACAATCCAGCACCAAAAGCAGGAAAAACATCTTTACCAAACTTTTTGAAGTGGGATAAACTTAGAGTTAATTTAAAATAAAACATATAATGGGAAATTTAAACGACAGAAAACTTAATAGTTTAATTAGAAAAGTATTAAACGAAGCGCCAATAGATTACGAAGGACCGGAAAGAATGGACCCAAGTATTGAAAGAAAAATTTTAGATAAATCTACACCATATTCAAAACACCCGGCAATGCCAAAAATGAGTAGAGATTTTGTTGAGCTTGTTTCATCCAAAAGATTTAATGATACGGTTAGTAAATTAAGATCAGCATTAGAACGAAGTATTGGTAGTACTAGACATCTTACAACTGGGAATCCACTTATGAACCTTATGAGTTTAGTAATGACAGCTCTTAGACAAAGTGGGTCAATTGAAACAAGATATAAAGAAGAGCTTGAAAATTTAGCTGTTGAATTAGTTAAAAAAGAAATGGCAATTCCTCCAGGTTCTTTACAATTTGATGCAAAACTTATGGGTATGGGTCAAAGTGAGTCAACTCAAAATATGAGAAGACAAGCTGAAGAACCATCAAGAGAAGAAATGATGGATGCTTTTAAAAGTGCTCAAGAACATGAAAACGATGTTGAGGCTTTCTTAGATGCTATGGACAACTTTGATAGAGAAAGAGCAAAAAGAAGAATGATTAATGCTCTTATTGGTGGTGCAGCAAAAAAAGGTCAATACATGTATCACATGGTTTCACAAAGATTAAATGAAATTGATCCTAATCTTGTTGAATTATATGGTATTACAACAGCAATTATTGATCACTTATACTGGTTATACCCAGAAGAAACACTTGAAGCTATGTCTGGTCAAGGTGGTAGTGAAGTTGGGACTTCTGAGATTGATAACCAAACAGATCCACCAACAGTTAAAGCTAGAGGTGTAAACTTCCCAACATTAGTACATGAACTTGTTAAAGGTGTTTATGAAGTTTTTGGAACACATGGTTTACCTGACGATCCAAGACAAGCTGAAATGATTATGGGTGCTGAAGATACAGTTCCAGCAGAAGCTTGGGATTTAAAATTAGGGCCGGTATTTTGGGAACTTTTACAAAAATCATATCCTATTGAGATTCTAACTGAAGATGATATGAAACACATCCAGCATTATCTTTTTATGAGATTAAGCGCTATGCCGGCTGAAGAGTTCTTCCAATTATTCAAAGAAGTTTTAGAAGAAAAACAATCAGGTAAAGATAAGATCCAAAGAATGGTAAATGAAATTGTAAGAGAATTAGAAGAAAATGACGAAGAAGACGAAGACGAAGAAGAGGATGACGATATTCTATCTCAATTAGGTTTATAAAAATTATAAATTGTCCTAGAAACCCCCTTTTATGAAAATAACTGGGGGTTTTGATATTTATATTAAAATATCTTTATGGCTTTAACTAAAGAACAAATAATGTTAGAGTATGTAAGGTGTATGAAAGACACTCCATACGCATTAAGAACATACCTACAAACTTATGATAACACCGTATCTAAATACGTACCACTTGAGCTATTTCCGGATCAAGTATCCCTACTAAAAGATTATGAAGAATACGAAGAAAATATCGCATTAAAATACCGTCAGGCTGGGGTATCAACGGTAACGGCTGCTTGGATATCAAAAAGATTAGTATTTGCAAAAAAAGAAAGACCCGAAAAAATATTGATTATTGCTAACAAACTTGATACATCAATGGAGATGGCAAATAAAATTAGAGCATTTGTTGATCAATGGCCTTCATGGGTTGGAACTGGGTTTTCTGCCGATAAAAATTCACAAAGACATTATAAACTTACGAATGGTTGTGAGGTAAAAGCCGTTGCAACATCACGAGATGCTTTGAGGGGTTATACACCAACTATACTTGTTTTTGATGAGGCAGCGTTTATTGAAGCTGACGGTGATTTCTGGGCAGCTTGTATGGCATCACTATCTACCGGTGGTAAAGTAATTGTGGTATCAACACCAAACGGATATGACCCAATTTATTATGAAATCTATAACCAAGCAAACAAAGGAATTAATAACTTTAAAATTTCTGAAATGTTTTGGTGGAAAGACCCAAGATATTCAAAAGATCTTTTTTTAGTACCGACTGATGATATGGTTGATTATCTTTTAAATAAAGATGAGAAGGATCATTCTGGAAATATATCATTTGCGGATTCAGATCCATACGATAGAGATTATGAAAAAATAAAAGAGTATTTCTCAAAAGGATACAAACCATGTTCTACTTGGTATGAGAAAATGGTTAAAAAACTTAAATACGATAAAAGAAAAATTAACCAAGAGCTTAATTGTGAATTTTTAGGTTCTGGTGATAACGTATTTGATTCAAAACAATTAGAGTATATTAAACAAAGTACAATAGAAGACGCCCCAACAAAACTGATGGGTAATTCTTTGTGGATGTGGAAAGAACCAGTACAGGGACACAAATACATTATGGGTGTTGACGTTTCTCGTGGTGATAGTGAAGACTTTTCATCTATTCAAATAATTGATTTTGATGAAAGAGAACAAGTTTTAGAGTATGTTGGGAAAATACCACCTGACGCTTTAGCTGAAATTGCATATAAGTGGGGATTAATGTATAATGCGTTTTGTGTTGTTGATATCACCGGTGGTATGGGGATCACTACTGTAAGAAAAATGCAAGAACTTGGATATAAGAGTTTATATATTGATGGTGTTGACTCAATGAATATATGGGCGGTTAATAAAACTTCTGTTGACAAAATACCAGGAATTAATTTTAATAACAAACGTGTGCAAATTATTGCGGCATTTGAGGAGTATGTAAGACACAAATTTAAAATAAAAAGTGTTAGGTTGTATAATGAAATGAACACTTTTGTTTATGTTAACGGTAGACCGGACCATCAAAAAGGACAACACGATGACCTTATTATGGGTGTATCAATGGCAATATATGTTGGTGAATCTTCTTTTTCTAAATTAGAAAAAGTTACGGAAAAAACAAAAATAATGATTGAGTCCTGGACGGTAGCAAATAACGAAGCGGTAGCAAAAGAAGCTTTTTTTAATCCAGTACTCCCAAACACAAATGTAAGAAATGATAGATATGGTAGAGACTTTTCTGGACTATCAAAAAATGATTATATTGAATACAGTTGGTTATTTGGTAAACGATAATATTTATTGTTATGGGTTTAAGTCGTAGAAAAAAATCAGGAAAAAAAATTGGTGGATCTTCACTTATTGTTGTTGGTCAAGACATTTATAGTACAAAAACTTTTAAACCGGATTTTAATAAAAAAAGAAAACCATATCAAGAATTTGCCGAAGCTCCAATTATTGAGCCAACGACAACTACAACTACAACAGTCCCAATTCAAACTTGTAATTTGGAAACACAACAATTAAACAATTTGATTACACAAGATTATTTTAATTTGGTTTGGTGTTAAAACATTTAGAAAAAAAAGAAAGTTATTAAATTTTTAAATATGGAACAAAATAATTTAACAATATGGCAGAAGTTATCCAAAACGTTTGGACCTAACTCTCTGTTAAGTATGGACGAACCGTCTTATAGACTAGACAAAAAAGTAATACTAAGAACACCAGATAAACAAGAGTATGAAAAAGAAAAGTTGCAAATGCAACAAAGTCTATATATTCAAGATAACTGGAAAAAAATAGAAAATAATTTATACGCTCAAGCCGTATATTACGAACCAAATAGGATTTCTGCTTTTTATGATTATGAATCTATGGAATATACTCCAGAAATCTCAACAGCCCTTGACATATACTCTGAAGAATCAACAACACCAAATCAAGATGGTTATGTTTTACAAATATATTCTGAATCAAAAAGAGTTAAAGCAATTCTAGGTGATTTATTTAATAAAGTTTTAGATATAAGTATTAACTTACCAATGTGGATTAGAAATACATGTAAGTATGGTGATAATTTTGTCTATTTAAAACTAGACCCAGAAAAAGGAATTGTTGGTTGTTTACAATTACCAAATATTGAAATTGAAAGATTGGAAAGGGGAATGGAGGCAAGAACAATGACCGCTAATATTGGTTCGGATGTTGAATTTAAAAACAAGACTTTAAAGTTTGTTTGGAAAACCAAAGATATGGAATTTAATACTTGGGAGATCGCACATTTTAGATTACTTGGTGATGACAGAAAACTACCATATGGAACATCAATGCTTGAAAAAGCAAGAAGGATTTGGAAACAACTTGTGTTATCTGAAGATGCGATGTTAATTTATCGTACCTCTAGAGCGCCAGAAAGAAGAGTTTTTAAAGTATTTGTTGGGAATATGGATGACAAAGATGTGGAAGCGTATGTACAAAGAGTTGCGAATAAGTTTAAAAGAGATCAAGTTGTTGATAAAAATACTGGTAATGTAGATTTAAGATTTAATCAAATGGCTGTAGATCAAGATTATTTTATTCCAGTTAGGGATGCGGCCGCTGCAATGCCAATTGAGACATTACAGGGAGCTCAAAACTTATCTGAAATCGCGGATATTGAATACATCCAAAAGAAATTAGTTACAGCACTTAGGATTCCAAAAGCTTATTTAGGTTTTGAAGAACCGGTTGGTGATGGAAAAAATCTATCATTACTTGATATTCGTTTTGCAAGAACAATTAATAAAATTCAAAAAGCGGTAATTGCCGAATTAAATAAAATTGCAATTATTCATTTATTTTTACTTGGGTTTGAAGATGAACTTGGAAATTTTACTTTAGGACTTACAAATCCATCTAAGCAAGCGGATTTGTTAATGATTGATGTTTGGAAAGAAAAGGTAACTCTTTATAAAGATATGGTTACAGAAATTCCAAACACAATACAACCAACATCAGCAACCTGGGCTAAAAAACACATATTTGGATTTTCTGATGAAGATATTAAACTTGAAATCCAACAAATAAGATTAGAAAGAGCTGTGGCCGCTGAAATCGCAAATACAGCAACAGTTATAACACACACTGGATTATTTGATAATGTTGACAAATTATATAAAACGGTATCTGGAGAAACCACGAATGCTGCAGGAGGAGCACCACCAGCAGGAGGAGCACCACCACCACCTCCGGGAGGTGAAGCGCCAGCACCAATGATGGATAGCGTTGAGAAATCCAATCTAAATATACTACTTGAAAGTGATGCTTTATTTGGTGATGAATATATTGATTTATCAAAAGGTAAAAATTCTTTAGGTCAGATTGAAGAAGAACTTGAAAAATTACTTAATGGTTAATATTTATAATAAAAATTAGCTATGAAATTTGGATTACTTAAATCAAAAATAGAAAAATGTTTGGTAGAATCATACACAAACAATACAATAAAAAGAGATTTATTTGTCTTTGACCAATTAGTTGCAAAAAATAAAAATATAAATAAACTTTATTATTTATATGATGAACTATCATCAAAAAAAGGTTTAAATGAATCTATAGCATCTGATTTTGTAAATCAAAGTATTACTATCTATGAAAATATTGTTAACAAAATTTCTAAATCTGATATTGATGATTTAAAATTGTGGGTTAGTGATATTAAAACAAAAAATATTTACGAAGATATTGATAATGTTTTTTCTAATAATCTTTTAACATTGGAAAATAAAATTAAAAGTAAAAATATTTTAATAGAAAATCTGAAGAAAA